TTAATGATGTGGCCGAACCTTTCGAAAACGCACCTCACTATCGGACGCCTCTTCTACTTCGATATCTAGAGTGCAAAGCCAGGATTGGGCGTAGCTCACCAACTCCCCGACATCATTACGGACGCGCTCGAAACCCGACAGCGTGAAGCGGCCGTCGTTCGCCCATAAGATGTGTGGGTCAATCAGCTCATACCCATCGCGCGCGCTTTGGGTCAACCTAGCGACCTTGACCGGGCGCCGCAATCCCTGGTCTGTCACGTCCATGTTCGTGAGCATTCCGCGATGGGTCACCGTGTACCGGTCCGACAGCATGCGGCGCGGTATCTCCACCCCCAGCTTGCGCATCATCACCATCCTAATTTTCATCGCATCACCTACAAAAAATACTGTATATATATATATATACAGTATATCAAAGTTAAAAACCGGCTATCATCTTTCCATGTGCGGACGCGTTGACATGAGTGAGAACTCCCGGCTCTACCTGAATGCCATCGGGTGGACGGATGCGGCTATCGACAGCCAGGAACAGATACGCTTCAACGTCATGCCCGGCACCTACGTGCCAGTGCTGCACCTCAAGGACGATCAACCACACTTGGATGACACGTTCTGGAGCTACCGACCAGCCTGGGCCGCCGCTGCGACACCCGTCCCTGGCAAGAAAAAAATCCCCATCGCCATCAATGCCCGCGTGGAAAAACTCGCCGGCGCCTACTGGAAACCCTTGCTGCGCGCCGGGCGCGGCATCGTTTGCGCGTCGGGCTGGTACGAATGGACCGGGGAAAAGGGCCAAAAGCAGCCCTGGCACATTCACCGCAAAGACCGTGAGCCGCTGTTCTTGCTCTCGCTGGCCAACTTCGCGCCGTTCAAGGAAAACCGCGAGGAAGCGGGCTTCGTCCTGGTCACCGCGGATTCAGTCGGGGGAATGGTCGACATTCACGACCGCCGCCCCGTCACCGTCAGCGCCGACGACGCGCGTCGCTGGCTCGATCCCAAGCTGACAACCGACGAGGTCATGCACATCGCGCGCACGGCCATGCTCGATGCCGCTCTGTTCGAATGGCATGCCGTGAGCACGGAATTGAACCGTGGCGCGGATGGGCCGCAGGTAGCCGAGCCACTGACCAGAACCGAATAACAACGGGCCTTGCGGCTGCGATACAGACCCGCCAGCACACAAAAAAAGGCTTCCCCACGCCATCACACCAGCCGCACGAATAACCGCTCAAAGTGCGTCAAAATGCGTCAAATCTCATGCCCCCTCTTCACCCCACCGCGCCAGTCCTCATGCGCCTTCGGCCATGGCGCACATTTGAGTCAAAAGACCCCTACATAGCGGGCAGGTGTGGAGGGGGGACAACTGCGCGCGCCGGGCCGAAATGGGACTTTTTCTTGCTCTCATGGCAATATCATTCATCAGGACGTGAAAAAGCCGCCTCATGGGCGGCCTGTGCGGTGGCTGGGGCGCTGCGGCGCGGCTGGGCTATCGTGCCCCGGCCTGCCGGTTAGCGCGGCATGACGGTCATCCTGGACGGCCGGCGCGGGCCTTGGCCGCCTGCTCCTTCTCGTAATCGTCGCGGCAATCCACGTTGCAGAACGGCAGACCGGGCGCCAGCGGTTCGTCGCAGTAGTGGCAGGAACCCTGCGCAGCCAGAGCCGGCCGGCGGCGCACGGCAGCCAGGCCGCGCGCCACTTCGGCGAAGATGATCTTGTCCGTGTTGTCGATGTGGTCGCTCATGCTGCCCCCTCCGGCTTGGCCAGCTCATACGGGGCGAACTGCACCACTTCCACGCCGGCCCATTCGTTAATCGCCATGAACTGCGACTGCAGCGGCACCAGCTCGTTACGCGCGAACACGCGCGCGGCAGGCTCCACGGCGCCGAAGCCGCCGGCATTGTTCGGCAGGATGCCCATCAGCTGCGGCGGCACGCGGTGCGCGGCCAGTTGGTCGTCGCGCGTCACGCTCTTGATGTTGAAAAACTCGTCCTTGGCGGCCACGTCCGACACGGGCAAAATCTGGATGCCATCCTTCTTGCCGTTCGGCGCGTACATGAACAGGTTGCGAAAATTACCCGGCCCCTTGCTATCGCGCATGGCCTGGCGCAGGTTGTCCACATCCTGGGTATTCGCCGCCGCGTCCGTCATGTAGAAGACGAAACCGGCGTGCGAGCCGTTCTTGTAATACTTGCGACGGAACAAGGTTGCCGCCTCGTTGAGCCAGGCCGATTGCAGCGCGCTCAGGTATTGCGGCACGCCGTACAGCTCCTGATTCACATCCGGTTCCATCAGGTGGAACACGCGGCCCGTTTCAAACTGGTGCGCGGTGCCGTGATTGGTCACGAAGAAATACGTGTCCCAGTCGATGCCGCGCCGCATGTACTTGGCCAGCGCATGCGCAAACGTCAGCGGGCGTCCGCTACGGCTGGGGCGGTCTTCCAGGTAGCAGTTGCCGAAGGTCAGGAAGTCGAGCGCAAGGCGCTTGAAGGCGTCGCGCGACAGGTATTTGCTGGGCATCAAGGTGGACGCCAGCACGTTGGCCTTGAAGTGGATGGCGCTGGAATGGTGCACGCCGGCATTGAACGACTTGGCCAGGCCGGCCAGGTTGATGGGCGGCTCGTACCATTGGCCATTCTTCCAGCATTCGAAGCAGTCGAGAATGTCGCCGTGCTCCAGCACGGGCGTGGGGTCGCCGAAGGAAAACGCCTGGATGCCGGCGGCGTCCGGCGGCGCCGTCGTGATTGCAGCAGGTGCGGAGCGCGCGCGGGCGCGCTGATGTCGTGCTTTGCTCAAGAATAAATCTCCATGATGGATTGGTTGTTGTCGGTACTGCCTTCGAAGGGTTCGTGGTCGAGCGCGTGCATGCAGGCCCATGCCAGATCGGCGTGGCCCGTTTCGTCGCTGCGCCCGGCCACATAGGTGACGTGCCGCCCGCTGGGCGTGAGGGTCTTGCGGATCGCCATGAACGATTGCGCGATGTCGATCCAGCCGGCGTCAAATTCCAGCCGGCCCTTGCTGATGATGTTCTTGGCCTTCAAGACCATGCGGGTTTTGACTTCCGGCGAGTAGTTCAGGGCTGTCACGGCCGGGAAAAAGCCGCGCACGATGGGCAGCACGCCGATGCCCATGCCGGTCGTGTCGATGCCGATGTATTCGACGTTGTAGCGCTGCGTCATCTGGCGGATGGCTTCGGCGTGATCCTCAAAGCTCTGCCCGCGCCACTGGTGGCGTTCCAGCACGCGGAACTTGCCGCCGGCCGTCATCGGTGGCGCCAGCACGACGCAGCCGGCGCTATCGCCGTTCAGGGCCGGGTCGTAGCCGATCCACACGGCGCGGTTGCCGAACGGACGCAGGCCCAGCAGCGGCTTGTAGTCGTCCCATTCGACCCAGGAATCGACCATGCAGCGCTGCAGTTCGTTCAAGGGGAAGACCGACGCCGAATCGTCGATAAAATTGCACATCAACAGGTTTTCGAACTGGTCGGGGCTGTATTCGAAGTTGCGCAGCTCGTCGATGTCGAACAGGTTGCAGCCGCCCCGCTCGGCATCGAGGATCGTGACGATCTGGCGCCAGAGCTTGTCTTCGCCCGTGTAGCCGGACGACAGGCGCCGGTGGCTCACATCGATATTGAATTGCTCGGCCTTGGCGCGGCGCTTGTTGAACAGCTCGCCCGTCCAGAACGGGTAAGCCTGGTGCGTGGTCGAGGATGGCGTCGAGAAATACGTCTTGCGCCACTTCTTGTGGATGGCCATGCCCGAGGCGACCTTGTTCAACTCTTGGAAATTCTGCGTCCAAAAGAATTCATCGAAGTAGAAATTGCCGTGGTAGCCCTGCGCCGTGCGCGCGTTGGTACCCAAGAAATACAGGTGGGCGCCGTTCGGCAGCACAATAGGGTCACCCGTCAGGTCGATGCCGGCCGCCTCGCGCGCGAATTGCACGATGTATTGCTTGAAGACGTGGGCCTGGCTTTTTGAGGCGGACAGGAAGATTTGATTGCGGCCCGTCTGCATGGCGTCGGCCAGCGCCTCACGGGCGAAATACCAGGTGGCGCCGATCTGGCGGCTCTTGAGGATGGCGCGCGTGCGCTGATCGCCATTGCGATACCAAACCTTTTGATAGTCGAAGAGCGAATCCTGGAAGGCGTCGAGCAGCTGGATGCGCTGTTCTTCGCTAAAATCGTTGCGCGTCGGCTTCTTCTTGGGGCCGGCATTGCGGTTCGCCAGCTTGGGGTTGAGATCGACCTCATTCCCTCCGGGTTGCTCGTACCTGCGCACGCGCGCCATCTGCACGATGGCGCGGGCAAGTAAATCAATTTCCTTGAAGTCGCTGCCGCTCTTGACCTCTTTTTCGACCAGCTTGATGATGCGCAGCTCGACCGCGTTTTCGACGTGCTCGATGCCTTGCGCCTTGTCCCACTCGTCGCGCGCCTTCCAGCTATTGATGGTGCTGCGCTTGATCCCCAGGTGGCGGGCGATGGACGAAATGCGCCAGCCCTTCCAGTACAGGCCGCGCGCCGCGCGGCGCGGCTCGGATTCGGGCACGGCCAGTTCGGCGATTTTCTCGTCGGGGCTTTGTTCGCTTATTTTGTCAATGTCTAACATGCCGCCAGCGTAGGCCGCGCGCGCGTGGAACGGGGAAAGGCAGAAGTCGCTATGTCCCATAGCAACCCGCCCCGCATTGAATCGCCGGGCAGCAACGGTGACCATGGCGTTATCCGATCAACCGAGACACGCCACCATGCCTAAATCCCAGTTCTTCCGCGTCGCCACCGAAGGCGCCACCACGGACGGCCGCAACATCGACCGCGCCACCATCGAGCAGCTTGCCGCCAGCTACAACCCGAAAACCTACGGTGCGCGCATCTGGCTGGAACACATTCGCGGCATCCTGCCCGACAGCCAATTCAAGGCCTACGGCGACGTGATCGCCGTCAAGGCGGAAGAAGTGGACACCGACAGCGGCAAACGCCTGGCCCTGTTCGCGCAGATCGAGCCCACGCCCGAACTGGTCGCCATCAACAAGGCCAAGCAAAAGCTGTATTCCAGTCTGGAAATCAATCCCGACTTTGCCGATTCGGGCATGCCCTACCTGGTCGGCCTGGGCGTCACGGACAGCCCCGCCAGCCTGGGCACCGACGCCCTGAAATTCTCGGCGAACCGCAAGCAGCAAAGCACCAACCTGTTTAGCACTGGCGTCGAGGTCGAACTGGTATTCGATGAACCGGCGGGCGTCAAGCTGGCCGATGCCGTCAAAAACTTGTTGTCGCGCTTCTCCAATAAATCCGGCACCGACGCGGCCCAATTCGCCGACATCAGCGAAGCCGTGCAAACCCTGGCCGGCCACGTGGTCACCGCCAACGACAACTACGCCAGCACCCTGGCCCGCCTGGAAAAAACCGAAACGGCTTTGACGGCAACGCAGCAGGAGCTGGCCACCTTCAAGAAGCAGATGGACGAAGCGCCCGGCAACGCGCCGCGCCGCCCATCGGCCACCGGCAACGACGGCACCGTGCAGACCGAGTTTTAAGCGTCCGCGCCCTCACCCCACATTTATCCAACAACGGAGCACCAATCAATGAAAAAGCAAACCCGCCAGGTCTACAGCCAGTACGAAACCCGCCTGGGCCAACTGAATGACACGGACAGCGTGGCCAAGACCTTCAGCGTGGCGCCCAGCGTGCAGCAGAAACTGGAAACGAAGATGCAGGAATCGAGCGAGTTCCTGTCGAAAATCAACATCATGGGCGTGGCCGAACAGGAAGGCGAAAAGCTGGGCCTGGGCGTGTCCGGCCCGATTGCCGGCCGCACCGACACCAAGGCCAAGGAACGCGAGACGCGCGATCTGTCCACCCTGGACAGCACCAAATACCGCTGCGAGCAAACCAATTTCGACACCCACCTGACGTATGCCAAGCTGGACGCCTGGGCCAAGTTCGCCGACTTCCAGGCGCGCGTGGCCAATGCCATCATCATTCGCCAGGCGCTGGACCGCATCGTCATCGGTTTCAATGGTGTAAAAGTCATGGCCAACACCGATCTGGCCGCCAATCCGCTGCTGCAGGACGTGAACAAGGGCTGGCTGCAGCACCTGCGCGAACAGGCGCCCGAGCGCGTGCTGGGCCTGGTCGGCAGCGGCCTGGCCGGCAAGGTCATCATCGGCGAGGGCGCGGATGACGACTACGCCAACCTGGACGCCGCCGTGGTCGATGCCGTCAATTTGCTCGATCCGTGGTATCAGGAAGACACGGGCCTGGTCGCCATCGTCGGCCGCAAGCTCTTGAGCGACAAATACTTCCCGCTGGTGAACACCACGCAGGCACCCACGGAAACCTTGGCGGCCGACATCATCATCAGCCAGAAGCGCATTGGCGGCTTGCCAGCGGTGCGCGTGCCCTACTTCCCGGACAACGCCATCCTGATTACCCGCTTCGACAATCTGTCGATCTACTTCCAGGACGGCGCGCGCCGCCGCCGCGTCGAGGACAAGCCCTCGCGCGACCGCATCGAGAACTACGAGTCGTCCAACGACGCCTACGTGATCGAAGACCTGGGCCTGGCCGCCCTGGTGGAGCACATCGAGCTGAAAGCCTAAGCCATGGGTAACCTGTCCCCTGCCCTGCGCCACCGCGCGCGCATGCTGGCCGAGCGCACGGCCGGCGCCGCCGAGCCGCTGGGCGTGACCACCGGCAGCGCGTATGAGCTGATGCTTTACAAGCTGTCCGACGACCGGCGCCGCCTGAAGTCCATCCAGTCGGTAGAACGCAAGATCGAGGTCAAGGCCACCATGCTGGCGACCTATGCGCAATGGATCGACGGCGTGCTGGCCGGCGGCAAGGGCGCGCAAGACGATGTCGTGGCCACCCTGCTGGTGTGGCACATCGACACGGGCGAATACGACCGCGCCCTGGTCATCGCCGCCTACTGCATGGAGCACAAATTCACCCTGCCCGACGGCTACAGCCGCGACATTCCGACCATGATGCTGGACGAATTCGCCGCCGCCTACCTGCAGGGCAAGCTGGGCGACGATCCGCAGCATGCCGTGGCCGTGCTGGGCACCGTCGAAGCCATGACGGCCGCCAGCGACGCGCCCGACCAGGCGCGCGCCAAGCTGCACAAGGCCATCGGCCTGGCCATGGTGGCCGTGCTGGACCAGCAGGACGCGACGGACATCGCCCCGGCCCTGCTGGAACAAGCCGGCGCCGCCATGGCGCAGTTGCAGCGTGCGCGGGCCTTGTCCGAGTCCGTCGGCGTCAAGAAAGACATGGAACGGCTGGAGCGGCGCATCAAGCGCGCGGCCGATTCCAGTTAAAGAGCAGCCCCCGGCGCACAGGCGGCACGGGGGGACTCTGGCCAACACAGCGGCCTGATGAACCCCGTCCACCGCCTACCCTTTCACTCCCACCGCAGACACTATGTCCTTTATCGCCCTTCCTCCCCGCGTACCAGGTGCCGCCAGCACGCCGCCCGCGCCAGCGCCCGGCATCGTGGAAAACGATGGCTGGTTTCCCGACATCCTTCTCAGCGAAATGCGCGACGCCATGCGCCTGGACGGCACCGTCACCGACGCGCGCCTGGTGCAAGCCGTGGTCGATGCCATCCTGCAGGTCAACCGCGAGCTGGCCGCCTGGCAGGGCCAGCATGCGGCGGCCGGCATCGCCACGCTGGCGGACGTGCCGGCCACGCGCATCAACCGCGAAAGCCGCCTGCTGGCGCAATACCGGCGCGCCGTCTACAGCACGGCCAAGGCCGACCTGATCGAGCGTTACCGCGACTACGACACCACGGCGTCGTCGGCCAGCGACAAGAAAAGCATGGAATGGCTGGACGAGGCACCCGGCGCGCAGCGGCGCAATGCGCAATGGGCCATCGCCGATATGGTCGGGCGCACGCATTTGACGGTGGAATTGATCTGATGCAGGTGCGCACGCAGCAGCACGACACGGTAGACGCGCTGGTGTGGCGCTACCTGGGCGACGGCGCCGGCTACGTCGAGCAAACCCTGGAAATAAATCCGGCCCTGGCGCGCCACGGCGCCGTGCTGCCGGCCGGCCTGGTCGTCACCCTGCCGGAACCTGCCGCCAGCGTGGCCGCCGTGGCCGACGTTGTGCAGCTATGGGACTGAATTTTTTTACAACCTTCACTTATCCTCATCATGGAGAAACAAGCTATGTCCGCAGAATCGTTTGGTGGCTTCGCCGCCTTGGTCAAACTGTACGGCTTCAAGGCCGCGCTGGGCATGATCGGCGCCGCCATGCTGTACATCGTGCTGCCGCCCTTGAACAGCGACGGCACCTTCAACAAGGGCGAATTCGTCGCCCGCCTGGCCTGCGCGGGCGTGTTCTCCTGCCTGCTGGGCGGCACCGCGTATCAGCTGCTGTGCGCGCAACTGCCGGCCATCGGCGCCATGGTCAACGCTTCCGCCGTCGATCTGATCGTGGGCGCACCCGGCTGGTGGGTATCGCGCGCCGTGGCCCTGTGGTTCCAGCGCCGCAGCGACAAGGACATCGCCGAGCTGGTCAACGACGTGAAGGAGCATTGATGGCCGCCACGGAAAACCCGCTGATCGCGCGCGCCATCGATGACGTCCTGCGCGCCGAAGGCGGCTATGTGAACGACGCGCACGACAAGGGCGGAGAAACCAACTTCGGCATCACCGTGGCCGTGGCCCGTGCCAACGGCTACCAGGGCGCCATGCGCGAGCTGCCCGTGGCGCTGGCGCGCGCCATCTACACAGCCCGCTACATCACGGCCCCCAAATTCGACCAGGTGCTGACCATCCATGCCGGCATCGGCGCGGAACTGATCGACACGGGCGTCAACATGGGCCCGCGCGTGGCGGCCGAATTCCTGCAGCGCTGGCTGAACGGTTTTAACGATACGGGCGCGCGCTATCCCGTGCTCACCGTCGATGGCAACTTGGGCACGCAGTCGCTGGGTGCGTTGGCAGCCTTCCTCGCCTGGCGCGGCCACGAAGGCGCGGCCGTCATGCTGCGCGCCCTGAATGGCTTGCAGGCGGCGCGCTATCTGGACATCACCGAAACGAACAAGACGCAGCGCCGCTTCCTGTTCGGCTGGCTGCGCACGCGGGTGGCGCCGTGATCGCCGCGCCGCCCTGGCGCGCGCTGCCCGTGAGTCTGCTGGCGGGCGCCGTGCTGGGCTGGACAGTGCAGGGCTGGCACAAGGACGCCGCCCTGGCCGACTTGCGCGGCGCGGCGGCCACCGCCCAGGCAACGGCCGCCGCCGCACTGGTGCAAGCCACAGGCCGCGTGCTGCAACTGGAACGCGCGGCCACCGGCCAGCTCGCCGCGCGCACCGATCAACTTATCGAGGAAAACCAGCATGCACAAACTGACCGCGACCGCTTTATGGCTGACGTGCGCAGCGGCGCTCTGCGCCTGTCAATCCCCGTCGCCGGGCATTGTCCCGGCGCTACCGCCAGCACCACAAATTCCGCCGCTGCCGGCAGCAATCGCCAGCAAGCGCGTGCCGAACTTGACGGCACGGCTGCGGCAGCTCTTGACGCCATCGCCAGCGACGGCGACGCCGCCACCCGCCAGCTCAACGCCTGCATCGACGCCTACAACCTAATGCGAGACACCTACCATGTACAAACCGAATAGCCTGCGCCAGCACCTGGCCGCCGCCATCCCCGAGCTGCAGCGCGATCCCGACCGCCTCGTCGTCTTCGTCGACGAAGGCAACGTGGTCGCCACCGCCACCGCCTCCCTCTCCTTCGAATACCGTTTTAAATTGAACCTGATCGTGACCGACTACGCGGGCGACGCCGACGCCATCATGGTGGCCATGATCGCCTGGCTGAAAGTCCACCAGGCCGAACTGATGGCCAACGAGGAACAGCGCAAGCGCGGCATCAGCTTCGAAGTAGATTTTAATAACCATGAAACAGTCGATATTTCGATCAAGCTGGACTTGACCGAACGCGTCATCGTCAAGCGCGGCGAAGGTGGCCGCCACGACATCAAGCACGCGGCCGAGCCACAGGGCACGCCCGGCTATGCGGACGAGTTCTGGACGCTGTATGACGGAGATACCATGCTGGCTGAATGGCAAGTGCCGCAGGCGGCCACATGAGCGATGACCTGCACGCGCTGGAAGCGTGGGTCGGCGCCCTGCTGGCAAAGCTCCAGCCAGCACAGCGCCGCGCCATCAACCACAAAGTGGCCATCGACCTGCGCCGCAGCCAGGCGCAACGCATCAAGGCGCAGCGGGGGCCAGATGGCACGGCCTACCCGGCGCGCAAGAAGCGCAAGGAGTTCAAGGGGAAGAATGGACGCATCAAGCGACAGAAGGCGGCCATGTTCGCCAAGATTCGCACCGCCAAACACCTGAAAGTAAAGGCGACCAGCGACCAGATCGAGGTCGGCTTCTTTGGCTGGGTGGCGCGCGTGGCGCGGGTGCATCAGTTTGGCCAGCAAGACCGAGTTACAAAAAAAGGGGCCGCCTACAAGTACCCCGAGCGGCCGCTGCTGGGCTTGAAAGAACCGGATCGGACGTTGATACGCGAATCCTTGTTACGTCATATGAAAAAAACCTAAGATGCTTCAATGAAAAATTCAACTGACATTAGTTATCAGATGCGTTAGAGTGACATACAATCAGAAATTTAAAAAAATAAAATGGCACTTACGCTACCTTCAAATTGTCTTTCTTGGCAGCTAGGTCAAAGCAAATCCACATTATATTTTTACTTTAGACACATTCATGCCGGCACATAAACTATATATAGCAGGTAAAGCAGTACGTCTACACGGATCTCTTATCACTCCTGACTTCAGAACGCAGCGTGTTCTCTGCTCAGACCCATGGGATTTCGTTTCCCTATGGTTAAAGAGAAATCATCGTAAAGACGCACTCTTTTACTGGGATCAAGCTAAGCATTTCTACCAAGCATCTTTATCTCTTCCAGACTTATCGTCTCCTCTTACTTCCTACTACTGCTTTCTAAATGCAACAAAAGCTCTCTTGGTTTCAAAAAATGAAAATTTTGTTGAAAACCACGGAATTGGCGGCAGGTCCGTAGCTGGTCATAAATCATTAGCTAACGAAATTGTAGATTTTCAGGGAAGCGGCATTCTCCCCGCTCTATGCAAATACCTTGCAGAACCAGATAATGCTGGAAAAAGCTTCACTTTACGCGAAATTTTCTGGCAAATGCCGTTTGTTCATCGCTCCTTTTGTCTTTCCTATAAAGGGCAGACTGAACTTTTCATTCCACTTGTGAATAATAACTTCATGCGTAGAGATGGCTCTAAGGAAGCTTGGTTTCAGGCTGAAATAGATCGCCGATACATAAACTCAAGTACAAAAAAATCAATTCAACCTGGCTTTGAACTTTTCGAAGAAAATGATCGTTTTTTCATTCGTAGGAAGCGCAGATTCCGATGGTCTGGGCACGACATCGAAAATAGTATCATTCAATTCAAAACATACCACAAACAAATTCGCCGCCGAGTTGTTCCTATATATTCATCTGAAAATAGATGGTATCTAAAAAAATCCGTTACTGGACATAATAGAATTTTGAACTCTCAACTCGTTTTAATATTTGCTGCCATGCATCGTCTAAGTGAACTTAGTCGATATGACCCCATTTCTCTATCGGGCCATTTCAACGTAAATCACAACTGGCTACTTTCTGAATTTATTCGCATGGCGCCAGGACAATTTGTGTATGGCATGGCATCGGAAATCACTGGACTTGAGTTCATTCGACCGGATGCTTTTTAATTTCTTTTGGCAAGGTATGACCTTTACACAAACTGTGTTCTAGGATAGTTCTCGCTATGTGTCCTGTATATTTAATCTCAGTCTAAAAAACTTCTGCCACACGTCGAAACACAGCGGAGGCGCAATCGAACTAAAGAGACTCGCCACCTATTTTTTCAAAGCCAAAAATCACATGACTAAATCTGTCGTTATTGAACTTCAAGAACTCGCTTCTAATGGCGACAATAGCATCGGTGACCTACTTAGAAAAACCTTGATGATTGCGACAAAATTGGGATTGGCCGATATGCGCCAGTGGGCACTATCAGAATTAAACGGTTACAAAGAAGTTTCTCGCAAGAATCTTCCAGCGTATCGTGTGATTCACGGTGAAATTAAGGTTCACAATCCAATGAATGGCCTGATACCCTTTCAAGTTCCACCTGACTGGCATGATGCTATTTCAAGGATCGAAGTGAGTGAGTCATTAGAATCCATATTGCAACTTACAAACAGCACAAAATATGGCAAAAAAGGAACTATTGCATACCATTTCTCGCCTGAAATTGAGAAAAAACTGATGGATGCTCAACAGGGCAACCTACAACTTAGGCCGCTACGTACCGTCGGAGTCAATCAATTGATGGCCATTCTGAGCGCCGTTAGGACACGGATTTTAGAGTGGGCGTTGACACTCGAATCAGACGGTATTCTAGGAGAGGGGCTTTTATTTTCTGAAAGAGAAAGGCAAGCAGCGATGCACAACATAAGCGGACAAAATTTCCAAGGGATCTTGGGCAATGTCGATGGAGGTTCCTCAGTCAATCAGACAAATTCGCAGCAAATTACGGCTGCCGATTTTTCCTCGTTAGCACGCCATTTGACTCAAAATGGAGTAAGTCAAGATGACGTTAAAGAATTAGAGTGTGCTGTACGCGAGGACCCCAAACCAAGCACTCCTGATGAGTTTGGGCCAAAGGTCAGCAATTGGATTGGGAAGATGGTGGGCAAAGCCGCTGGCGGTGGCTGGCAGATTGGCATTGCAACCGCAGGCGGATTTCTAGCAAATGCGTTAGGAAAATTCTACGGCAGTGCCTAG